TTATTTTGTAGTGATCAAGCCGTCAGGCTCGACTGTAAACTCTGGCTTATCTGCCATTGTGCCGTCTGAGTTAAGGTAGTACCAGCCTGAGCCGTCTGCTGACTTAATGAACTGTTTGGATTTCATATCGCCATCTTTTGCATCGAGATAGTACCAATGGTCCTTGTACTTAACCCAGCCAGTGGCCATGGCACCAGTTTCTTTGAAGTAATACCATTTATTGGCAATGAGTGCCCAACCAGTGGCCATTGCTCCACTTGGTAGCAAGTAATACCAGTTTCCGTCTGTGTGCTTGTGCCAAGCGTTAGCCTTCATGTAGCCGTTGCTATCGAAGTAATACCAGACATCGTCAATCTTCTGCCAGCTATTAGCAGGATAAGAACCGTCTGAGTTAACATGCCACCAGCCAGTAGCATTTTTCTTCCAGCCGATTTCGATATCATCGCCACCAAGCATTTCTTGGACGGTAGAACCAAGCGACTGATAATGCTTGATTTTAGCAATCACATATTCACGCAAGCTGTCATTATAGCCACCGTGCAATTCAAGTGAGCGTGCAGGACAAGACGTGCTTGAAAATTCATTGTGAAACTTGATATTTGAATAGTTCGGAGTATCACCGTAATAGGTCATATCTTCAGCCATTTGGCGCAATACCATGTTTTCGTTTTCAATGAAATCAGCATCGGATGCGCTCAACTGTTGACATACTTCATAGCTAAGAGAGTTCATGTTGGCATCGTAGTTAGCAGCAGACCATGAGCCGTTATACGTGTCTTCAACTCGCACAATTGCATCTCTTGTGATGTAATAATGTGCGAAACCAAGTTCAGCCTGACCATTATCATATCGTGACTGGAGCCATTCGATGTAGGCCTTTGCACTTTTTGAGCCAGCGTCATTATGTAAGACATAATATTTTGGACGTTCAGTCGGTCGGGCGCCTGAAATCCCATTAAAAATTGTATGGTTAATGATTTCTACCATTCTTACTCCCCTTTCCAAGCGGTATTCATTTGCTTAACCGCTGACTCGACAAATGTGTCGAGTTCTTTGTCACTCATGCTGATGTTATATTTGCTAAGCTCAGCACGGATTTTCGTACGGGCTTGCTCCAGCTTCTCTTCACCCTTATAGCCAGTTTCTGAAGCGACTTGCTCGACGGCATTGACCGCATTTTTGGCCAAGATTTCAACAATCTTAATTGTCTTTTCTCCGCCTTTTTGAACCAGGTAGTCTTTAACTGCTTTGACTGCTACTCCTGCCAAAATGACAAGGATGCTGATTGCTCCGTTTGTGATGATTTCAGTAATCTGTTGCATTTGTGTTTTCCTCCGCAATTTCTAAATTCAAGTATTTGTTAAATAGGGCATCGATACGCCCATTGCCTCCGAGTTTCTTGTAACTTGAGTGCATTTTATGGATAATGTCCGACTCGTGAACGCTTGTATATCCACGCTTGAGTGCGACTGTAATATCACGCTCAAGCCGTAGATACATAGTAGCTAGATGCGCTTCATCATGTACTGCTAGCTTGTTGTTGATCTCGGTTATATTTTGCTTGTTCTCCTCACCGATAGCGTGAATAGTGTTCAATTCGCCTTTCAGCTCCTTGAATTGTTCTTGGTTGAGGTGACCTGCTTTACTGGCTCGCATACCGAACCAACCAGTAGCGACAACTCCGATTGTAGGAGCAAGCTGAGTCATTGCATGTATCATTTTCTCGATTATTTCAGACCATGACATAAAATCCCCCTTAATCAATACGTGGCATGACAATGGTTAAAATGCCCTTTTGGAGCATTTCAGCAAGAGGCTGGTCTTTCCAGGTATACCCTTCAGATGGTTGCATCTGGAATTTTAGGATCGTTGGTGTCTCCTTCGGCCACTTCGGATTCGTGTCGTAAGGGTAAGGCATGGATACGATGTCATCATTCCCATAGCGTCGGTCCTTAACAAGTGGCTTGATGAATTGCGCAACTTTACTGTATGTGTTCGTTGGCATGCCCCCGTTCTGGCCAATAGCTAGAGCAATGAGAACCTCAGTAATAGCCGATACGCTATCGATGTTCTCTTTGTTCGCAGTCAAGTCTGTCTTAGCTTTTGCCAAAGATTGTACTGCTTGTTCAATCTCAGCTTGTGCCTTCGCGATTGCTGAACCTGGGTCCAACTCGGCTTTAATGATATCCAACACTGCTTGAATCAAGACATCCTCTTGCTCAGTTGTACGGTCACCTGCCAGTTCACGCATGTTCGTACTGTAACGAGTCCCATCTGACAGACGGATTTCAACCACGGTCTTGAGATTATCCCCCAAACCACGAGTATAAGGTTTGCCTGCAAGCTCATAGTTATTGATTGCCATTTGTCATTTTTCCTTTCACTTCCTCAAATTTTGCCTTGAGTTTCTCATCCGACTCAATGACCTGCTTCATTTGCTCAAGCTCCATCGCAGTTACTGTATAGAGCGCTTCGAGTGTGGCCGATTGAGTAGCCTCTTTGCCGACCTTTTCACCAAGCGACTTAATCGCTAGACTGCTGATTTGTTTGTCTGTTTCATTCATGCTGTTTTCTCCAATTTTTCTATTTTCTGATTGAGTTCTTGAATAGCCTTGATAAGATAAGGCACAAGAGCAAATGTGTTGTAAGAGTATGCGCCGTCGGGATTTTCAAAAAATGCTTCAGGAGCGAACTCCTGGACATCCTGCGCCATGATACCGCAAGAAATGTCCTCAATTCTTCCATCGTATTCTTTGCGATAGCTGTATGTCTTGAGTTGCTCGATAATATCAAGGCCTGAGACTTGGCTATCTTCGATATTTGACTTGTAGCGACGGTCTGAGATTTCTTTATTCATTGGGATCCAGTCGTAACTTGAATTTTTGCGATAGAGATACAGATAATTATTTGAAGGTTCGATTCTTGAATACTCTGATGATGAAATCCAGTAAGCCCACAATCCTGATTTCGTAACGTAGTAAATATTACCTGTTACTTGAAGATTTCCGTGAATAATCGGGTCGCTCCAGAATTCAGCACGGTTGTAACAAAACATTCGACCATCTTGTCTTACAAACCAAGCGTCATTCCCAGGGCTCCCCCAATTGTCGCCCCAATTCACCCAAAGAGCAGTTCGAGACCAATTAGTATTATTACTACCGCTGCTCATTCCGACAGAGAACTGACTCTGGCCAGTCAGCCAATAAGTCGACGGGTCTTTGTCATGCGTACCAATTTGGAATCCACCGATTTTCCCTTTGTACCCTTCGAGCAATGTTGCAGATACTACTACTGACCTCAATTTGTTGATGAAGGCTTCTTTAGCAGCGAGCGTATCTGTGAAGATATCGCTCGAGACGAACATCCGAGCCATTGCTTGGTCCATAATCAGTTTATCTGCTGTGATAGTCTTAGAACCAATAATCTCAGCGTTCAGCTTAGCAAAGTTGCCTTCACCGACGAACAATCGCTTGAAGTATCCATCAATGGCTGTGAGTTCATCAAGTAAGGTCTTACCCTTTAACCGAATTTTTTCAGCTTCAATCAATATCTGATTATTCGTCGCATTGATTTGCGAAACGATTGAACCTGCGCTTGTCAAATTTTGAACTGCCCACGAACCAGCAAGTTGATTTTGAACCGTGCGAACCGCTTCGTCAGTGTCGCTTGGCGCTTGAGTGTAATTTGACGCAATCGTTCCACGTTCGATTTTAATTAACCCATCATCGTACATCCGAGCAGAAATTTTCACGAAACGAGCTTGTTCTGGTACTGTAATTACATTCACATTATGCTGCTTACCTGAAACGATTTTGTAGGCATTCTCTCCAGAAAAACGTTCATAAATTTTTTTCTTATATCCGTCGAAAAATTGCCAAACAAACCACGCTTTTCCGTCCGGTTCATTTGCTGGAACTGTCACCCAGTGTTGAAAAACCATATTTGATTTAGGTGTAACAGAGATCAGATCCGAAACAATTTCTTTTTTCCTCTGATCAGCTCCAGCAATGCCACCTTCAAAAGTCAAAAAACCTTTCTTTGACTTTGATGATATGTATAGGTTTTCGTGAATGTCTACCGTTTTACTGATTTCAACCTGAAATAACTGATTTGTCAGAGCTATGCGAGCGACTTTCTCAGCGATGTCAGACTCACTACGACCGATAATGCGCTCATAGATCTGACTGGTCTCTTGAACGCGCTGAAAGTCAATGAGGTTTGCTTTGCCCTCGATTTGAGATGTAATATTTGCAAATTGTCCATCGACTGTCTGCTTGAATTGAGTGATTCGAGTAGCAATTTGGCCATCCGTTGATGTCTTCACTTCCTCGATTCGTCGCTCAATCCCACGAATACCCTCTCGATACGTGTTCTTGCCGACATATCCATCAACAACCTCGTTTTTCAATTTGGTTATATCAGCGGTTGCCTGCTCGCTGATTCGCTTAGCCTCTTGAGCTAGCAAACTACCTGCGCCAGCGTTTTTCAAAGCTTCATCAGCCTTTTGCTTGATTTCATTCAGACCAGTGCTGTCGAAATCGCGAAAACGCTGGTCGATTGTCTCTGTCAGACTTTTCTTGACCTCTTCAACTTTAGCTTTGGTCAGTTCGACTTGGTCGTTAAAGTCATTTTTGATTTTCTCGACTTTCTTGTCAAAGCCTTTGTCCGCTTCTTCAATTTGGTTTTGAACTTGCTTCTCAAATTCGCTAAATTGCTCAATCTTCTTCGTGAGCGTTCCTGCGTATGAATACTGAGCATCATTGCCAGATTTACTGTCTGCACTGATACGACCACGCAGACCGCCTTTAAATGTGAATGATTGGCTCAAAATTGGCGACTTGAACGTTTCACCCGTATTCGTCTTGATGGTTACCCACTGACCAACATCAAGCAACAGATGACCTTGATAATTCAAATTGAACGGATAATAGCGAATATCCTTGATTTTGTGATAAAGATTATCCAGTGTTGATTGTGTCATCAAGTCATTTTCGATTTCAAGAGAGCGACCAGTACGCATACCGACCGTAAGTGTCTCTTTCTCTTTCTTGCAACTTATCCCTGCAATCTGATACTGAATTTCACTTTTGGTCAAACCGTGCATGAAGTAGCTATCTGCTGTAATCGTGATACCTGAGTCAATCAATCCTCGGATTTCAAGATTGCCGTCTCGATTGAAAAAGCAAGAGCGACCAAGGATTTGAGTTGCTAGCCCCAAAACATCCCGATAAGTCAATTTCTTGCCATCTGGTTTCTTGTCAATGTAATAGACTTGTCCGGTTAAATCCGTAGCATCAAAATACGTATCTTCTAGATTAATGCCAGTCCGACTTGCAATCTCAGCAACGACCTTTTGGATAGGTGCTGGATAGGTCAAACTCGACTCATAAGGTCGATTTAACTTAAACATCCCATCCATTAGTTCGAGCGTAGTTGTGTTACGGTTTCGGTCAATTTCAATGTCGTTGATGAAGTATTCACCCATCTTCACCCATTCGTAGGTTCCGTCGACCAAAAGACCAATTTCAGGGTAAACCTTATCTAGCTTATTGAAAGTGGTAATGATGCTTGTGAACGTGATTTTACCACTGCCAGAACACGTTCCACCCGGTTTATATGTGTCACCTTTGATGTAGCCATAATCAAAATGCGCTTCTTTGATATCGCTTGACTGATACTGCCCTACTCTGATAGCAAGAGTACGGTTCTTAGCAAACATAGCTTCATCAAATTTTTTTCGTCTGAATATATCCATGTTCTACCTACCTTTCTATCAGATTAAATTTAGCGCCTGACCAAGGCTTGAACTTCTCGGTAAACGAATAACTTGGAGCCGTTCTATCTCCAACATAAAACGTCTTAGTGGTTTGTCCTAACATCGGGTCAGGATAAGATACCGTGAAAAATTCAGGCGATACGGCATTTAAAAGCTGACTCATTTCTCCTTGAGTCAGCATGCCCCACTCACAATCCAGCTTGCGCTTGGTCGTGATACGGTCACGAACCATGTCTCCGTTAGCGTTTCGACCAGTCTCTCCATCAATGTCTTGGATACCAACTTGAAAAGATTTGGGAGGCTTAACAGCCACCCTATTGATAATTAAGTGTGTCATTTGACCTCCCTTTAAATGTTAAGCAAGACTTGTCCTGCACGTTCCTGTTCTCGGTTGATTTCTTGGATAGCCACTCGACCGAACTCGTGTCCGCCAATCATGATGACGATGTCACCACTACCGCTGAAACCTCCAGATTGTGGTAAACCACCTCCCAAGGCATTGACTACAGCACCACCTACGATGCGCCCCATAGTCTGCAAGAATCCAGTGTTTTCAAGAGGCATAACGACCTCTTTACCAGCTTCACCAATCATGGCTACTGTCGGACTATCAACGATACCACCACGAGCTAATCGAGGGAGACTTACATAGCCAACACTTCCAAGAGATACTCCAGGGATCTTGTTGATTAGACCGATAACACCGTTAATCATGCCAATAAAGCCATTCACCACATTTTCAATCGTTCCAAGAACCGCATTAACTGCGCTCTTGAATGCGCCACCTACTGCGCTACCAACCATTTGACCAGCGTTCACAAAGATGTTCTTGACCGTGGTCCAAACACCGCTGAAGAAGTTTCCAATCGTGCTAAATGCGTTCTTGACCGCTTCAAATGCAGTCTTGAAGATGTTCCCGAACCACGTTGCGACGTTTGAAAGAGCCGTTGTTACGTCGTTCCAGCGCTCACCGAACCAAGTACCGATTGAAGAGAATACGTTCGTTAGAGCATTCCAAGCTTTTTGGAACATATCACCAAACCATTTAGCCACGTCTGCTAAAACTGTCGTGATGTCATTCCAGCGTTCTGAGAACCATTCTCCAAGCGGAGTGAATATCGCTACAATACCATCCCAAATTGCTTGGAAGATTGCCACAATCGTATCCCAGATAACTTTCAAAACTGCTACTGTTAAATCTAACAATCCAGTTAAGATTGTAGACAAGATGTTCATGATGGCATCGCCCGTCTCGGTGAAACCGTCGAAAATCTTACTCATATCACTCGTAAGAATACCAGTGATAATATCAAAAACACCCTTGAGGAAGTCGGCTATGCCACCCAAGATATCAGCAACCATGTTGAATAATACACGGAAGACTTCTCCAATGTATTCAAGAGTTGGAGCTAGAACTCTCGTTAATTGCTCAACGATAAAACCAATCACAGGGCCTACATAAGCGTTAATGACTTGCGACATCTCTTGGAAGCTAGCAACCATGTCCAAAATCTTTTGAATCATTGGTGAAATGTGCTTACCAATTGTGTCAGAAAAACCTTGACCAAGTTTCTTAATAACAGGCTGGATATGATTGTTCCAACCTTTCACAAATACACCAATAAAGCCAGATATAGCTTTAGTCGATGACTCAATCGTCGGACGAATGTATTGATCATACACACGACTGATTGAATCAGACATATCATTGATTGCTTGTTCTGCACTCTCGAAAATCGGAGCGATGTCTGACAAGGAATTTGAAAGCGAATCGGCGATACCAGGCATGTTATCCGTAACAATTTGCTCGATTCCTTGCATAAGGTCGTCACCGAGCTTATAACTAACCTCAGTGACGCTAGCTTGAATAGCCAAAAGAGCAGACGTAATCGCACTTCCGATACGAATAGCGCCCGTTGATGTAATCACATCATAGAAACCATCTGCGAATGCCTGAGCGATATTTCCAGCCGAGGCAAAGATATTGCCTGTATTCTCAAACTGAGCTACTAGAGAGCGAATAATACGCTCTTTTTGGCGTTCTAGGCCGTTTGCAATGCTTTCGGCAAGGAAAACACCGATACCGACTCCAACCGTTGCCAGAGAGCCTGTAATCTGCCCTAGAGAGTATGCTATCTTCCCAGCCATGCCATTGAAGGCATTGACTACTCGTGGGTCAGTAGCGATTTCTTCAAGAGTCTTTCTGATTCGACCTAAGGCATTCGTGATACGTTCGAGACCTTCGGCTCTGAATGCAGCAGAGAACCCTTTGCTAAATAGGTCAGATAAACCTTTCAGTTTATCTCCAAGGCCGTCAAAGATGCTCTTGAATTGGTTATCCATGTCGGTGAGTGCGACTTCTGGCAAAATGTCTTTAAAAGGTCCGCTTCCGCTTTTACCTTTCTTACCTTTGCCTTTGCCTTTACCACCGCCACCAGAACCGCCAGAGCCTCCGTCGTCAGAATCATCTTTCTTGTTCAAAATCGTGATTTCATCAAATCCAGCTAAGCCAAGCAATTCTTTGACTGCTTTCTTGGCGTTTTTGGCAGAGTCTCCAAGGTTGTCGGCTAGACCGCCCGAAGCATCGTCCGCGTCACCCATGGCATCTGCGAGGTCGCCTGCGCCACCTGCTGCATCTTGCAAGGCTCCGTTCATGTCTCCGACCGCACCAGCTACACCGTCTTTAACAGTCGCTTTCTTGTTGAACATGAGAGCGATAAACTCAGCGAGTTTAGCAGTCACATTCTTTAAAACCATAGCAAACGAGTTCAAAACTGGCATAATAGCATTGATAATCGGCAAGAATGCGTTACCTACGTTTAAAGCAGCATCCTTGAGTAAGGATTTAAACAAGCTAATGCGCCCATTGACCGACTGTGACAAGGTCGTGCCATACTTAGCCGTCGCTTGCTCCAGGATAGCCATGAGACGAATTTGCTGTTGAGTCTGATAGTCGAGTTGGTCCCAACTTTGGCCATTTGCAAATCGCTTGAACGCTTCAGTCGATTGAATCATGGCCACATTGACGTTGATTCCTAGGTCTTCTCAATAATGTTATCGCATGGCTTTTTATCCATGCTTCTTACAATTTCTTGTAAGTTCGGCATATATTTTCACCTACAACCGAATTGTTTAGGTGCTTACCACTCGTGGGGATATTTTATTCTATACTTTTTGACAAAACAAAAAGCACAGGTTCAATCCCTATGCTCTACGGTGACTAAGCCTTTTTAATTGCTTAGTTTACCTCGGTATCGTCATGTTTTAATTCTTTAAAATTTAGAGTTCTACCGATTTTGGTAAGTTCTTAATCCGCCTATTTCTAAGCGGTGCGACAAAAGTCTATCGCTTCCGTGTTCCCGAGCAAACCAGAGCGAATACGCTCCATAACATCCGTAATACTGCGACCTGATCCCTCTGCTACTACTGCCGATGTCTGAAGCATCTTAGCAGTATACGCACTCAGCTTGTTAGAATCCTTGATAAAGCCAGAAAATAGGTTTGAATACACCGCCCCGTATTTCGTCGCTTCACCAACACCCATGTTCATAGCGTTTGCGTTGTCATTTACCCATTTTAAGAATGTCTGTGAGCTCTCGCCCATTTGACGCTTGATTTGATTAATCGATGCCGTGACTTCAAGAGCCATCTGCGTAGAGTACATGCCGACATCAAGCATTTTTTTGCCAAGATAAGCAAATCCAGCGAATTTGGCTAGCTTACCAAACACACCTAGCATTGAGCCAGACTGTGCCTTGATTTTGTCGGTTGATGACTGTACTTTGTTAGAGGCATCTTTGACCTTATTCTCAACTTCTTTCATCTTGTTTTTGAAAGGTGCGATTTCAGCATCAATCATAACCTTAAGTTCGTCAAGAGTAACTCCCATCTATTCTCCTTTCATTTTCATTTTTCGATTGTGACTCTCAGCAAACATCCGCATGCGTTCCTGGTGCAATTTCAACTCTTGAGCCAATCTTGCTTGTTCGACCTGCTCTTTTTCTTTTTCAAAAAGTTCAGGAGCGTAATCCCATACTTCAAGCGGTTTAGCATCTTTTGAAAGCAACAAGGATACATTATTTGCAATCATCTGCGAAAGTCTGTAAGATTCAATGATTTTTTCTTTTTGCTTTTGGATTGTGACACGGTTATAACTTTCAATCATGTCTCTAATTTCAAGTACCGTTAAATTCCAAAAATCGAGAGGCTTGCCCCCAATGTCCAAAAACATCGGGAATAACCTCTCGACCATTTCTTTTACTGAATGAACAGTAGTCTCTTCTAATCGACTACTTCCATTTTGGCTTTGGATTTCTTGGGAGCTTTCTTGTTTGTTTTCTCCCGTGGCATAAAACCCGAAACTTGAAGCATCGGCAAGATGACGTCTGCCATGAATGCCGCTTGATCTCCACCATTATCGACATAATCGTCATATAGGTCAGATACATCTTCAAATGAGAGTCCATGCTCGAACTTTTGAAGCGCTCCGTGAGTCAATAGCAACATGACTTTGAGAAGTGGCAAAGCAAAGGCTTCACCTTCGGCGGGCATGAATACCTTGAGCAAGTTCGCTCCGATTTTTTCTTCGACTTTTGTAGCTTGCAAAGACGTGAGGCGGAGCTTTAACTCCTTATCCTCACCAACTTTCCAAATTGCGTATGGTAGAGCCATCTATTAACCTCCAATTCCGTCTTTAAATTCGAGTTCAGACTGCAATGCAATCTTGAGCGTGAATTCGATAACGGAGTTCACTCCGCCACCACCCAATTTAACGGACACTTGACCTTCAAAAGTAACCTTGGTATTGTCTGGGTAGGTTTGCTCGAAGAAAAGTTTTTTCTTGCTGTCTGCTGCCTTACGCAAGACACGGTAAGGAGCGTTTTCACTTGAGTTATCATAAGCAAATTTGTACTCAAGTTCCCCAGCATCGCCAATACCGAATTCGTATTTCTTAACCTTATCTGCAAGAGTCGTATTCTCGACTTTTTCAGGTTCAATACCAAATTCAGGTACTTCTTTAAGACCTGCAAGATTTTGATAATCGCCTTTAGTTTCGCTAAAAGCAAGCTTAATTCCGTTTGCTAACATGTATTAATTCTCCATTCTATACTGATAAACCAATTGTGAATTTAGGTCCACGATTCCCTCGAAGCGCATCAACTTGTGACGCAAATGCGACGGGTCAGGTACATCCTGACAATCTGTTCTTCGCAACCCTAACGATGCGAAGATTTCATTAATCTTGACCGCTAAATCGCTTGTGCTGTCTTTGTCGAAGATATCCACTTTGTAGCGAATATGCGACTTCTTCTCTTGGTCATCAAACCAATCACCCGGTTTATTCTGTTCTTCCAAAAAAATGACGACCGGAACATTCTCCCAGTCGCTCGGATAAGTATCGGTCACATTATCTGCGACCTTTTGCAATTCTTTGTAAATTAAAGGCTTGATGTTAATCATTTTATCTGTTCTCTTATCTTTCTGCTAACGTATTTTGAAACACTTCTAGATACACGGTCATGGTTATCTTTCAAAGCGGGATACAAGTAAGGTTGTGCAGGTTGACCATACATTTTGTAAAACTCACCTCTTTTCGCAAAGTGGTAAGGTCCTACGTTGATTTGGTCTTCATGCACGTACCAAGGACTAGACCGATAAGACACGCTGACTTCTGGCGATATGCCTGAGTGGTTAGCTTGTCCTTTCGGACCCGTTCCGAGTTCGACATAGGCAGCGTGGTCTGAGTTTGTAAAAACTTCACCCGATATCTTGTTGCCATTTACTTTCAGACGAACTCTGATGCTATTTCTCAACTCACCCTCATTCGCTGGCGCCCTGAGTTTAGCTTCGGCTTGTACAACTGTTTTAGCAGCATGCAAGACCGCTTGTCCCACTATCTCGTTGCTCTTTGCACCGTATAACTTACGACACTTAGCGATTAAGCTATCTGATCCGATTAAACCTGACACGTTCTAACTCCAAAGCCTGATGCTTGCTGTATACTTTCTTTGAGATAACTCGATGCGTGACGTCCATCTTGCTATCGATACAAATACCGTCTTTCACGTTGATACCTGCATCCTTGCTCGCATTCGCATTTAGGATATCATTCAAGCGCTCACCATAAATCTCAGATTGTAGCTTGCTTGTCGCTGGCCACAATTCAAGCCTTACTTCTTCAACCTCATCCGCATATCCCTCTTTAGTGATTCCCTCATCTGTCACGATTTTCTTGAACCGCTTGAGGTTATATGGCTTCAGTCTATTCTTTTTCAAAAACATGACCTGCCACCCTCGCTAACCGATGCATCCGAATACGCTGTAAAAGGCCCGTAGACAAGCCATAGTCTCCATAGGTAACAGATATACCACCTTCGCTCCTAGATTGCTCTCCCTCGCTTCCAGAACGATTATAGAGTTCAATTACAAGTTCAGGCAGTAACCTTTTGAGTGCTGGTGTCAACTTCTCTCGGTTCGTTTCAGATAAAATGATATTTTCGGCCCTTAAAAGTAAAGACGAGAGAACTTTTTCGTCACTCTCGCCCGTCAATGATTTTAGTTTTTCAAGTTCCATAAGACCTCCTAATCGTAAGGAGTCGTCTCGTCTCCTTGGGTTTCGACTTCGTCAATGATCTCGACAACGTCTGCAATATCGACTGAGAACTCGCTCTTGAGATTGTGTGACAATTCGTTGAAACGCTCATCCGTCATCTCAAAGATTTCGTTCTCTTGTCGAACCACTTTCGCTTGCCAGTCATTGAAAGCTTGTTTTACTCTGACTTTCATAGGTCAGACCTTATTTCTTGATTTCAGCAAGAACGACTTTAGAATCGTCTGAAACTGCGACTGTGTAAAACTCGTCAATTGAGATTTCAGTAGAACGCTTCAAAGACTTGCGATCTACTTCGACGTTTGGATCACGTTTGAGGTAGACTGTTAACGCTGGAGTGTCTTTTTCAGTTTTATCATCATGAGTGAGCTTGATGATTGGGCAAGTGTAGAATGCACTAGTAGTATCAAGAGCAACTTTCTTAGTGGCTACGATACGTGTATTGGCAATCATACCAATTTCACCAGTCATCACAACTTGGTTTGGATATTTATCTGCTGAGATGAAATTTGGATCCTTACGCAAAGTTGTGACTTGCTTTGGATTGACAAACATAACCTTTTCAGTATTGACTTCTTCTTCAAACAAATCAATAGCATCAACGATCACATCGTAGCTGATTGCTTTTGTTTTTGAGTCAAATTTACGAGTGTTTGTTTTCAAAAGAGCATCCATTGCATCGTTATCGATTTTAGATGCGATTGAAAGCGCAAGTTGGTTTTCTGCATTACCAACTGGATCGCCATAGCCAGAAAGAACTGCTTCGTCTGTCAACTCAACAGCTTTCATAGCCTTCTTGATTGTAGCAGTCTTGGTTGATGTTCCAAGAACTACAACGCCAGCTTCTACGCCTTCGTTTACATCTTCGGCATCACCGATATATGTGTAAGATGGGACTGTAATTGTGTTACCTGGTACACCTTCAAGCGTGCGGTCGATAGTTGCAAATGGAATTACTTGCAATTTTTTTGGTAATTTAGCTGCGATCATATCTCCCATTACCTCGGGATTTACGAGATTTGCGATTTTAGTTTGTGTCATATGTTAAATTCTCCTTGTTGGTTAATTCAAAAATGAGTTATACAATTTAGGATTTGACTGCTTCAATGCAGCCTTCTCTGAATGACTCATTTGGAAAAATTGAGCTCTTGAGAGCCCTGATGATTGTTGTGGCGCAGTCTTAATAGGTGCGCTACCCTTCATGCGTTCGGATACGCTTTTCTGAACCGCATCCTCCCACGTTTTCTGAATACTTGCGACTGATTCAGTCACGGCTTCAGCGTTTGACAAATCAACCACGCCCACTAATTCGACTGGTAAGCCACGTTCGCTTAGCATTGCTTTAGCTTCTGCGGTCAATTCTTTGCGAGCAATAGCTTGTTCACGATTAGCTAGTTCTTGCTCACGCTGATCTAACTGATATTTCTGTTTCTCGTCAGCGTTCATCTTGGCAAGTTTCTTAGCTTCGTTTTCCTTGGCTTCTTGCTCTGATTTCCACTTAGCAAACTTCTTGTCGATGATAGCATCGACCTCTGCGTCAGTGTACTTCTTCTCGTCTTGCGGTTGTGGTGTAGGTTCTGCAGGTACCTTTTGCTCTTCAACCGTTTCGACTTCGACTGTTTGTGTTTCTTCGTTCATTGCGAACCTCCTATTTTTAAAGTCGTCCCCGACTGTATAATTCCATAGCTTTTAGTGTCGTCAATGCTTGGACAATATAAAAACCGTACGGGATTCCATACGGTTATGTTTCTATTAAGATAACGTCTCCAATTATGACTGAAACTCTTTTAACTTCTAACTCACAATCAAGAAAGCAACAAGGATAGTCGCCCTCTAATCGTTTTCCGTTATGTTCAACAGTCACATAAGACTCTTTTTCTATCACTTTGCAAAGTTCTTTTACTTTCATTGTTAGACTCCTTACTTCAACTATTCAACTTATAGCAGTCTATTCCTGCCAGTCAAGATGTTGGATCACCTACTTTCTGTTTTTAAGCCATGAAAAGTCATTATCAACCAAAACTTGATAAAGAATTTTCCCAATTCTGTCTGCTTGCTCTTCTTCATGATTTATATAGCCGGCTTCAACTAAAATACCATGCGTAATTTCGTGAATAAGCGTCTGATCTTCGATTTGTTGACTAGCTGAGTCGTCAAGAACAATCCTGCATGTCTTGTACTCAATATGCCCCCATTCTCCTGTTTTTCCCTGTAAATCAGTTATTTTTTCGATTTCGTAGACGATACCACCTATTTTTACCTTATCCATGTTAGGCATATTATCACGATTCATTTCTTCAATCCTTTCTTTACACCCTCAATTATTCCGCTGAACACGGCCAGAATAATAAAAATTAACAACAAAAATACCAACCACCCGAAAGCAATTGATACCAAATCCCAAATAAACATGTTTTACTCCTTTCTGAGTTATACTCAATCAACTTCATACGATAACGAAGAAATGTCGGTTAATATTTTAGGCAGCAACTCAATCGCAGTGAATGCATTCGTTCCACGAATATTTAACTCTAATTTCACTGTTGCTGATTCAATTCCACCTGTTCCTAAAAATTCTACGTTAGTTATCCCAATTTTTGCTGTATCCATTTTCAATCCTTTCTGAGCACGAAAAAAGCACTTAGATTTCTCTAGGTGCTTAATAATTGTTGGTTAATTTTTTTACCCAAAACCATGTGAAAATTTATCTGGCAATTTTTTGCCAAGTTTTATACTTTTAGTTAAAGTATTTTTTACAAACGAAGCAAACTCTTCCAAATCGTCGCCTTTATAGCTATAGTTTAAGGTGTTTTTGTCTACTGTAGCAACGCCTTTACATTCCCCACTTACCGCAGAGTATCGTCTTAAAACAGCGTTATCTTCTATCTTACGCATAGTAATAATTTGTTTATCAACCTTCGCCATTCTCACTTGCCTCCTGGTAATTAAATTTTATGTTAGCTTTTTTATGAGCTTCATCATAATCCATTTTTTTATGGTTCATGTAGTATGACTCAAGACTCTCGTGTTGTAGCATTATTATATCACTCTCTTTGGGGTCGCCCGTGTATAATCTTTGAAAGCTTTGAGCCATATCATAATGTGGATAAAAGTTCATCATTCTTTCTTCAAAGGCTTCATAATCCCACAATAAATACTTATTGTCTAGGATATGTTCTAATGCTTTTGACACTGTTGAGTATGGTAGTTTACTGCTTTTTGCCATTTTTTCCACAACGTCTGCTCTGTTCGAATTTCTCAGCTGATTGTAGTATCTTACTGCAAAGTCATTCTTTTGCTTCTCTACATCTCCACGAGCAGCGCTTATTGAACCACTAGAAACCTTAGGGGTTGACTTATCCACACCTTCATTATAACTCTTTCCCCTGTCTTTTGCAACGTATTTATCATACCATTCGTCATAACTCATATCAGCGGGTACTAGCTCGGTCTTACCTGTTTCAGGATTTCTAGCCCTACGCTCTAGTTTGCTGTAGTCTGAGTCCTCATCGTATGCGACAGTAGTAGACCTGCACCACGGATGCAGAGGTGGATAGTTGGCACCAGGAACAGCTTTATCTGTGTCATAGACCTTGTTGTCATGTTCTTGGCAAATGTGCGACGTGCGCTTGTCTAAGACAGCCACAAAGCGGTACTTTGTAATCTCGGCATCTTCGTAGCTAAGTAGCTCCATTTGGTTATGAAAAAAGGCTGACTCAGTACGAACCAAGCGCCTTGCGTTGTTTTGACCAACCTCAAATCGTTCTGCGATTGCTTGGGCAGTGTCTCTTACACTACGACCGGTCATAAGACTTACTAGGAGCTCGTCTTTTACGCTTGAAGCGAGCGCCCCAGTATTTGACCATATCCTATCCGAATAGGCCTCTCCCGTCCATTTTAGACCTCGCAGATGCTTGATTTCTGTTTCAGGTAAGTCGGAGAAGCTATAAGCAAGTCCTGTCTGCTGTTGCAGGTCAAAGGTAGCCTTGTAGTAGCTATCTTTCATGAGGTCGCTATAAAAGGCATCTGAGCCTGATTTCTCAGAGCGATAGATAGACTCACGCATACGGTCTAAATCATCGTTTAGACGTTCTAACCGCTTCATGCGATAAGCGTAAGCCGGACTGTCTAAATCAGCCAGTAGGCTTTGGATATTTGGGTCATTCGGTCTCGCTTCAAGCACCTTACGAAGTCCTGCAAGGTCTTTCTGGTCCTTCATGTTTTTTAAGACCTGTCTAGCATCACGCTCGCTTAGACCATAATCACGCTGAAATTTGTCAAAAACCTTGTTGATTTGCTTGTCCAGATAATCTTTAGATTGCTTGTAAATCTCGTCGAACTTGTCAGCTTGCTTCTCAGCCTTATCCATCTGCTCATAGATAAGGTTAGCCTTCCTCTTCGACCAATACTCCTGGTTCTTCATCTGCTACCTCATCATCATCTGGCTTCGTGTTAGCCTGGTTAAAAAATGACACACGTTCCTTGTTCTTTTCCTTCTCTTCCTCGAGTTTTTCCAATTCAGCATCAGGATCTTCAACAAATGGCAAGAGCGAAATGAGCTGACGAAGTGAGACCTTACCCTCAAGATTATTGATAATCTGTGACAATTCAAGCAAGTTCTTAGGCAATCCACGACTGAACTGTGGCACGATTGAGTGTGCCTCAAGAGCAATCTGCTGCATGCCCAAGTAGTGAGCGAAGATAGCAATCCGCTGTCTAAGACCTCGCTTGTAGTTTGCTTCTTTCGTCTTAGTAATCATTTCAAGGCCCAGTAGCTTGAATTCCATGGCTACGCCTGAACTATTCCCTGCGAAGTTCTCATCTGTTAAATTCGGCACATGGCTGAATGTGTAGATATCTTCTTTCAAGGCTTTACGCAAAATTTCGGTCGCGTTTTCGTCTAGGGCATTTTTCAAGAAATCAGCCTTGGCATCTGCTGGCAATTCCAAAAGACCTTCTTCAGCAAGGATGCTCATTGCCTCTCTAGCATCCTCTAGATTGTCAGCTAACTGCGCACCATACAACACAAGAATAGACTCTACTGCTTGCTCTTTGTCGTTTACACGATTACCCATCAATGAATTGTAAGCATCAATCAAGCTGATTTGTTGCTCATAATCACCAATCGCAAAGTGGTTATTGCGATATTCGATGATTGGGATTTGTCCGAGGTTGTGAGGCTCTACTTGCTCGTTCCGTGTTGTCCCCATGCTCGAATCACGCAGCACAATGTGATAATGCAAGTTCTGAGTAAAGACTTCTGCTTGATACTTAGTAGCATCTTTCGTGTCGTCTTTAATTTCGTAGTAATACACCGCAAACAAAGCCTTGCGTTCGATACTATCGTCGTATACAAGAAATACATTCTCAGGATCTACGCTAGTCGAATCAAGCTCAGTCAATCCCTCTTTCGCATAGATGTATTCGTAAGCACGTCCATAGATAGCCATATTCAAAGCGTTCTGCGCATCTACTTGGTCGATTTCAGCGCCATCGAAAGCCTCAAGCAAAGGCTTAAGGTCCCCTTCTGCAGTGTTGTTGTATTTAATAGCATTGCCCATAAAGTAACCTGTGGCCGTGTCTGCAATGTCCTTTGCGTGATTTGCTACTGTTTTGAAGTTCGGAGCATTCTTATTTCGTCTGGTATGATTCAAGATAGCATGCTCACCCAAATAGTATTTTTTCAAATCCTGCAAGTGACTGCGCTCTAATGTGTGCTTGCGAATCAGCTTGTAAATCAATTCCTTACTCAAAGCCGTTTCGTCATATCCATCCCGTGGATAAGTTAAAATCTGATACATTTAATTCCTTTCTATAAGCCGTATTGCGAACGTCTGCGGACGGTTGCTTTCCCACCCTCAATACATTGAAGGCTATATCGCAACGCATCCATCAAGTGGTTGTTTTTATCTTCTGGCTTGTTCAACCAATTGCCCTCTTTGTCTCGTTGATAACAATAACTGTAAAATTCATCCATGATGTGTTCACAACTCGGATGTACATAAATAGCGTATCCTTGCAATTTGGACACGCCTGCCATGATACTATCCTTTCCTTTCCTACTCTCTTTAATTCGAGATATACCGTGTTCAGACCTTAATTCCTCAATCAATCGAGACTCTGCACTATCTGCTATAATTGTCGATCGATGATAACCTTTATCCTTTATCATCTTAGCGACTTCCTTGGTTATGAGACCGACTTTGTACGCTTCATCAAAGATGTGTATCTCTTTTGTTGTATCGTTTATGAGCGAACAACACAATGCTGTTGGATCATGAGTAAAACCAAAGTCAAGACCGATGCACAACTTGTTAGCAGGGTTTTGTAACAACTCATCTTTGTCAAAATCTTTGACGGTCACATTGTTGTAGATTAGACCCTCAGCAACTCCCCATTCGCCATCGCAGACGATTCTTGCACGTCTTGGGTTTGTATGATACAAATCCTCATAACGCTTGATATCGACTTCATCCAGCCACTCATTGCAACGATAAGTAGTTGTAGTAGCGAATGTGTCAGCTCGTTTAGTCTCTTCGTCAAAGAAGACACGTTTTAGCCAATGTCTCTCGTTCCACGGGTTAAACGTGACTGTGATTTGTTTAAAGAAATCAGGTACATCTAAGCTACCGCGGATTGACTCGACAACCGTACTGAACTTGTCTTCGGTTTCGATTTGGTAAGCTTCCTCAAACCAAGCCCAGCACAAGATGCCCACATCTACCGTGATAGATGTGATTTTCAACTCATCATCCAAACCACGGAAGAGAATCTTTTGGCCTGTCTCTTTGACAGTTATTTCAGGCAATGACTCGTTGAATTTAAATTTATGAGCGACTTTTAGTTGGTTAGCTGCCCACTTGAAATCCGTGTAAGTCGATTGCTTGTTCGTATTCGAGTATCTACGGATAACAAGCAAGTTCGCCCAGGGATATTTCAAAATGCGGGTAACATAATTCAAAGCAGTTGTCTTGGACTTCTTCGAACCACGAGAACCTTTCACAACTCGATAAAGATTTCTCGAGCGCCAGAACTGGCCATATCCCCCACCTACTGTCTTAGGTAAGTCTACGACAATATCGTTCTGTTTAATCTGGTATGTCTGACTCATTCGCAAACACCACCGTCCCAGAAATATCAGCCTCTACCTTGTCCGTCCAAAGTCTGTGTCGTTTACCCAGAAGTTCCGCAGCTTTAATTCTATCTTTAGCTCCGACGTCAATATCAATAACTTGTTGACCAAGTTCACCAATGCTACAGAGAGTCTGCTCTTGAGTCTCACCTCGCATTACTGAAGTTAGATAACCTAAGACCTCTTGCTGATCCGCAATTTTTTCAGAATCAAGCTGTTTCAGTCGTTCATCTATATAGGTTTTAATCTTAGGATTCTTTAGTAACTTATGTCCTTCAACACCTGCTACTCTATCGCTAGAAGCACGATAACCCGCTTTCTTATAAGCTTCCGTCGCATTGCCTGAGATGATGTACTCATCTGCAAATCTCTTTTGTTTTATTGTCAATTCATTCAATTTTCCATCACCTCCATTCGTAAAATCAAAAAAGCCACACGCTTGTATGACTTAATGCAAGATCTCTCATAAGAACAACAGGGCTCGAACCTGCAACCAATAGATTAAAAATCTACCTCTCTACCACTTGAGCTATGTTCTTAATGCAAGGCGACTACTACCTTGCGTGTTAATTAGAAATCAATTTGAAAGTTTTCCTTTTTTTTTATTTTTTTGTAGTCATTTAAAACCTCTAAGGGAATCAAACCCTCTAGCTTATAACTTACCTAGGATATAAGTAGCTATGCAATCATGCAAGGTCCAGTCGCTACTGCCGACCATTTAATAAGTTAATGAGTGATATGTGAATCCCCACCCAGAAGATTTAACTCATTCTGGGACACAAAATACTCAAAGGAGAGTGTGGGATTTGAACCCACGAACCGCACATAGGCGATCACCCGTCTAGCAAACGGGCGCATTCAACCTGACTCTGCCAACTCTCCATGTTAAGGGAAGACTTACTGCCTTACCCTTAATTCTTGATGATACTATAATAGCACGATTGTTAGACCAGTGCGCTTCAACCTAGTTCACATTAGTTCGCATTAGTTCGCTTTTATCAACTACAACACCCAATTCACGGATTGCATCTTTCTTCTTTTTGTAGAAAGTAGTCTTGCTGCATTGTAAAAATTCAATCATATCATACACGCTTGCTTTCTGAATATACACCATCCTTAAAATTGTTCGACTTGCAGGCTTAGGTATTTTATCAATCAATTTACTGAGCTCAATTCTGCGCTGGATAGCTTCAGCAGTTGCTTTCTTCATGTACTCTTTCAAGGAATCTTGCATGCTAAAAATATCGATGTAACGTTCATCTAATCGAACCTTCTGACCACCTTGAACCTTATCCATGCTCATTTTAGGGCTAGAAAGTAAACTAGCTTCAAGATTAGCAAGCTCGTCTATTCGATTCTGTATCTCTTCATCCAAATTCTGTAGTTCATCAAGTAACTCTTTAGCCTTGTTCACTCTCTATCTCCTTTTGTGGTATAATAATATTATTGAGATTATAGCTGAGACAGAGAGTGTCTTGGCTTTTTTCTTTTAGCAGCTATTGAGTATTTTCATCGTCTCCTCATAACTCAAATTTATCCTGGCTCTTTGTTCCTCGTATCCAAGAATTTTAGGAATTCTGAAATAAATAACAGTAGCGCCATCATGATTTTTAACAACTGTGTAGATGTGTTTGAGCAAATCTTTTCTGATCGCAATGTTTGGAAATGCTACTAGCTCCAACTTATCTTCTTGAGTTGTTTTCTTTGCCTTTTTAGCTCCTAAGTACGGATATTTTTTCGGTCTCATAATCTCACCTCGTCTCCAATCCTCAATGACTCATAGTTTGTTTGAGTAACTACGAATATTCCGTAATTTTGCACTGTGATAGTGAACATGTCGCCAATTTTCTCCTTGTTGGCGACTCTGCCTTTAATTTCTGCGCCTTGATTATCGGCTCGATAGATAACCATCGGCTTCTTCTCTTCCAAATCTCGAATCCTGTCTATCTGCCAGATATTCAATCCAGCAGATAGCAGAATCCAGATAGCTATGAATCGTTTCAACCTGTGACCTCATTTCTCAACTCAAAATCAATCCCATACAAAAGTAAATCATTTTGAAAATCAACAAATGCTTCAATCATTTCTGTTTCTTGAAAATCGTATTCCTCGACCACAAGCAAGAAATCATCAATATCATCTCTTTGCACACTTCCGTACTCTGTTTTCGTATGTTCCACGGCTAATTCATGACCATCTACATCAATTGTGTAGCGTATTCTGCCACTCGAAAAATCATATTTGTAATTCTTGATAATCATCACTCCACCTCCTGCACTTTCCAACCAAGAATATCTGCAGCTTTTTGGGCCTCTTCCTTTGTGTCGAATTTCTTGACATACTCCATCGTACCAGGTTGTTCATCAACCAGTATGACAATTTCAATATCTTCTTGATATTTTTTGAAATACAAATGATTTCCATCAGTCACTACATACTTTGTTCCCTGAATCTCGTAATCGTCAAGCCATGCTCGAGCAAAGGTTTCTTGGTTTTCTGCATCCGCCAACCATTCAATGCACTCGTGAGATAACCCATTTACTTCCCACACGTTGGGTTGCAATGCAAAAGATAGATTTACAGCAAAACTCTTAAACGTTTTACACTTTTTGATCCATTCACCCACCATTTGCGGAACTATGACTTTCTCACGTTCAACCACACCCTCAAGTTTGCCTTGCTCATAGCCTTCACGCCATTTTGCATGACTAAAATCTTGCTCAAATTCACCCATGATAGCATTTAGCCAAACTTCACGATTATGCAATAGCAATTCTCGTAATCTTGCCAGTATGTTTTTGACATAGCGAGGCGCTTCGTCTGCGTGACCCATTTCTGGTTCGTCTAGTTTAGAAACAAGTTCTATTACCGCGTCTATCTCAATATATTCTGCTTTGTTGCCAAAAATATTTTTTAAGCATTCTATCCGTTCAATCAATTTCTGCTTATTCATTTTTGCTTCCTCCATAGATTAAATAAACTGCAATAACTAACTGAGACATGCCTGGTGAATAGCAAATCCAATCATCAAACTCCTTAGATTTTGGCAACCAATCCTTAGTGGCTCCTAAATCATAGTCTTTAGGTTTTTCATCAGCGAAGATACATTCCATCACTCTCATAAACGTCATGCCATCTTCTGTCATTTCCCAGAAATAGTCTACCCGGTCTTTCACTGCTTGCGGTAAATCTTGTTTGGGAGGCTTGGGCTTCCCGTCTTCTACCGACCAGCCGTATACTCCATTAACTTTTTTCTTTAAAGCTTCCATCATCGTCCTAATCCTTTTTCCTTTATGCTGCTTTTGATACTAATTTCGTTTGTTTCATCCATTCCTTGGCTATGTCCCAGACTTCAGCTGGTACATCTTGGTTATACTTGCCACGAAATTGGGCTATCTTTCCCTGCCTTACTTCGAGTGTGTAAAGAGGTTTTTTAGGTTGATTTGACAGGCGGACAAACACTATTAAAGTATCCCCTTTGAAATGCTTGTCTGTGTATGAGCTTACGCAGTGATGTAGCTTCTTGCCTTCATAGATCAGCTCAGCCACTTTTCTAGGAACATGGAATGCGTATCCATTGATTGTCTTATCCATTCCTTCCCTAAGTTTAAACTCAGATTCAAGCTGCTTGTGTTTCTTCTCATCTTCCAGTTTGCGTCTTTCTTCAACGAATTGATTGTATAATCCGACTGTGTGATTGTGCATGGCCGTAAAATCCTTTGGCACAAGCATAGCATCTCCTTCAGGCTCAATTCCCATTTCTCGTAGCATTTTAAGATAATCAAGATACTCATTGAATTCAATGTGATACTTAATAACCCATTTCTGAAACTTATTGATCCCTGCGCCTTTAGGTATATGCTTGATATCGTGGTATGTCAGATAAGACTCGATACCAGGTACTAGCTGGCCGTTCCGTTCTTTTAATCGACGGCTCAATTCAAATTCATTAAAACTACGATTTGAGTTCTTAAAGAATTGTTTATTCTTCTGAAGCCATCTACGGTTCAAGGTTCGCATATCTACGGTTCTTGTGAATCCAAACCTATAATTTGGATACATGATTTCGTTGGCCAACCTATAAGCATGAATTTTCTGAGCGAATTCAATTTCAAACTTGTATTTGTAAAGCCGTTCAATTTCCCAGTAATCGATGTATCCAAACTTCAAATATTTGAGCTCAGATACTTTTCTAAGTCTATCAGCCCAGTTGTTTGGATAAAAAATATTTCCTGTGTAAAAACCACCACTAAAGAAATTGGCGAATAGATACGGATAAAATTGTCCGTTGAAATCTTGGCCAATCTTTATGTGTTTGTCATTTTCAAATCGCTCTAGATTAGTAAGTTGAAAATCGATAAATTGTTTCCCTTCGACCAACTTCGAGCTAAATTCATAAGATTGAATTTCGATACGTTTCGACGTGCTGAGAATGATAGAGAAAAAGTAAGTCTTGTCATAAAAAGTGAGCCGTGACGACTTTGTCAGTCGCTTTTCAATACAATAACCAAGGTTCAAATCTGAAGCGATTATGGTCTTATCCTTATTACTCCATTTATACGTCGTAATTTGTGAATAGCACCATCTCCAAAAATCTGCAGGTGGTTTTAAGCGTCTATCGGCTTCTCGCTTGCATTGTTCATGTTTCATTCATCCAAGAAATCGAAAATGCTCATTTGCTTTTCGACTACTCCTTTCTCTTTCTTAATTTTAGGTTTCATGATGATATCATCATCTGGACCAGCGCCTTTCCTAATTTTGGAGATATCAACCTTTTCTTCAGGAGAAGCCTGAGATTTGTCTTCCTTTTTCTTCTTGACGGGCTCAACAGGCACCTGCTTGATGTTAGATACTTGTGAATTTGAGATAAAATATTCTCGAACCCATCTGAAGACAGTAGCATCATCGACACAAGCGACTCCGTTTTCAGCAAATTTACGGGCTTTTTCTTTAGCATGGCTTAAAGCACATTTCAGAGAGTATCGCTCTTTTAAGATTCCTTTAAATAATTCCTCATCTTCCTGATCGCATATCCAGTTATGAACACGGTCAAGTGCAGCATCATGTGGTTGATTTAATTCCTCCAGCAACTTGGCCAAGGCTTTTTCTTTAATTTCATTCATTTCATTTCAAAAAAATACGACTGCCTCTGTGTGTGAGTTTGGCTAAATACGGGCAGTCGCTCGTCCAAGGTCACATGACCGTTTTTGACGTTTTCTAGTTCGCAGTTTTACAAGAATACACGGCTTGTTTAATTTTGAGTTGTTTCCATTTTGGAAATAGTTGGTTTGGGGTTATTTCTTATCTTTTCTAGCGTTGCTTTCGCCGATAAAATCAATCATATTCAATCCATCCCTTCGTATAAACTTTTCCCTAGCTGTTCTTCAAAATCTTTTTCGTCAGCAGGATTAAGTTCTGCTAAACTTGTAACGATTTTTATCTTTGTTTCTCTACAGGGCTGATAACCATATTTTGCATACCGCATAAGCCTGTTAAAGGTACTCACTGGGAAAGGTAATGCATTGTCAACAACTAGCCGTTTTGTATGTAAATGTTCAAAGAAATCTTCGTGGTATATCACTTCAAAAACAGCCATGTAATCATCTTCGTCTACATTGTCATAGTTTTTGTAATAAGCAAACTTTGTTATTGTAAAATCAAAGTTTTTGATAACCTGTTCTGGCTTACCGTAAGTGTTTTTGACAAGTTCAAGTCGAACTTTATCCTTTGTCGAATAGATTGACCAGCAGTTTTTATTCTCGTACGAAAATTTCCAGTCGCTTGGATGATTTTTCATTTCATTTTTGTAGTATTTTTGAGCTTCTAAGAAATCTTGTTTGCTCTCAAAAAAAATATCCAAATCTTTCACATGTTCGTTATTGAAAATGTTCTTAAAACAACCTCCAGCAATATAACCTTTGTGACCAATAAGAAATTTATCCAGCCACCATAACTGCCTATAGTTTAGCAAGTTGCTCTTCTTAAAATTCATTTATCTTTCCCTCCTAGAATGGCAACAAATTAATACAAACCCAGTCAGTGGTTACCTCCCAAATCTTATCAACATAGGCATTAAGTAAGCTTTCCTCTGTTTTGTATATAGTTTGGTTTTCAACACTTTCATTCCAAGAAATAAATTGAGGTTTGAGACCAGGCCATCCAGATCTGCCAAATAACGCAATACATTCTTCTTTATTTTGATGTATAGCAAATGTAATACCATGTGGACAACCTGTGTCATGAGTTGCTAGTATATCTTTTACTTGTTTACTCATACTTACCACCCACATTGCTCATTGAGGTCAGTCTGAGTCAGTGGCTCAATACGTTGATAACCGCTGACTTGATAGTTTTCCTTAAATTTAAACCCTGCTTGTTCAAGAGTAGCCTTGAAACGGTCTTTTTCGGCTGTATCCACAAAATACACTTCCAAAGTCATTTTTTGGGTATATCGTTTTAGGGTATTTTCGGCCCCTCTAAGAGCGTTCTGCTCATTTTGGGGGATTTGCCCACCGTCCAAGATTTCGCCTGTTTCTGGGTCAAAATTTGGGGTTTTCGTTGATTTTGGAGCTTGTTCTTGCTGTTTGGTTTGTTGGGCTGCTAAAAGTTCCTGACTTTCTCGCTCTGCTCGTTCTTGAGCTTGTCTGAGTTCTTCCTTTTGCTTTTCAAATTCATAGTCAGCTTTAATTTGTTCAAAGACCTCAGCAAGAGTCAAGTCTTTCAGCTGTCGGATGTAAGGTGAGTCAGTCATGCCATACTCAGCACAGAGGCCTGAAATAGCTGACTTAGCCTTTTCAAATTCTTGCTGTTTCTGAAACTCAAATGTGACCATGTCATCAAGTGACTTCATAGTGGCTTTTTTAAGCGTCACGCCGTCTGCCATGAAATCGCTAGCCTTGACATAATCAAGGGCCTTTTCATCAAATAGGCGAGGGTCCAGCATGTACTCAGCTGATTTGTTTGCTAGATAGCCTTTGACCGTGTCAATTCTGACAGCCTTTTGATGATCTTCAAATTCTTTGACATCACTAGCGATTTTGGAGATGATATCTTTCAGAGGCTGGATGGCATTCTTGACATACTTGTCAAATTCGTCAGCTGGTTCAGATAAGACTTTCTTATTTCTGATCCGTTCATCAGAAACCTGCTTATCTAATTTTCGTAGATCGGCAAGTGTCTGATTGTCATCCTTGATGGTTGCAGCTGTAACTGTGTAATTTTGATACTTAGTCACAACCTCATTGATATTCTGTTCAAATTTCTCACGATCAATGATTTCAACCTGTGCCTGTGTTACTTTTACCTGTAATTCTTGCATGTTGTCCTCCTAATATTCAAGTTCACTGCCTAGCAACTCGCCCTGGATTGGCTCCTCACTTTGAGCAGGTTCAGGATCTGTGTTGGCTTGCTCTTTGTTAAATTGCTCAATCTGAGCCATCTTGCGTGCAATTACATCCTCTTTGCTCTCTTGAGGTGTCACATCCTTGATACGGTCAAATGTTTCTCCACCGTCGTCCTCTGTGTACATATTCCCCAAATCCTCAGGGAAAGCCTCTCTAAGAGCGTTTACTAGGGCTGTTTTTCTGATCATAGTAGCTGGCATGCTGTTCCAGGTGCTTTGTTTCTTGTTGTATTCTTCAAGAGATACCTGAATTTCTACAGGTACTTTGAAATTTTTGCGATAGACTCTAGCCCAACCGCCTACCAAAGTATCACCTGGTAGCATAAGAGCCCCTTTGCGTTCGTGCATAACGCCATCTTTATCTACAGCAACCACGCCAGCCTCAAATCCCTCATAGTTTTTACTCTGGGCTGCACGTTTCAAGAAAGCCTCTTTAGAGACAATCAAGCTGAACTCTGTCCCTCCATTGCGATTTTTATAGGCTACAATGTAGACCTCGTTAGCCAAAGGGTTTAGGTTACGCCCTTTGATAAGTGACAAAGCTTGCCCCACCTGTTTCTCAGTAAGTAAATTCTGAGGATCAAAGTAACGTTTGATGTCTTCAAATGTCCAGTCAAGGGCATTGACAGAAATGTCACGTTTAGCCTGTTGTGTTGATAATTGATTATTTGTCATTTTCTTCTACCTCTGTTGTGTTTTAAGTTCCAATTTTCACGCTTTAAGCGTCTGTTTTTGTTTTGCAATTTCAAAATTATGTCTTGTTGTTCGTTGATGATTTTCCCAAGTTCTCGGCCAAGATGGATATAGTCAGACCGCCAATTGTCGATTTCTGCGTGTAATTCTTCAATCATACTTCATCACCCACATATCGACACCGACCGCATCCGATATCTACATATTCGCTCGGGTCGAGTTCTTCTCGCTCTTCGGGTGGTTGCATCATATCTCTGTCATAATCAAACATGAGCATACACCTTTCCAAGTTCAAGCACTCGTTTCACATATCTGGCCTTGGATGTTAGCCCAAGATCCAGTAATTCGTTTTTTTCTTCGTGATTAGCCAAAAGCCACACACGGTTTTCAAGTTCAATTCTGGTCATCTTCCTGCTCCACCTCTTCAGCTTTCACTTTGACATCTAGACGTTTCATGGCTTCTTCTACTGACTTGCCGTCCAAGATGTCCTTGAGTACGTGGCTTACATCATGGATTGCTTGAGCCTTTGCTTTGCTTCTTTCAGTTTCTGGCATCAAGCCCATATCTTGTAGAGCTAGAAAGGCAAGGCTGAAAGCGTTCATTTCTTTCTGAAGTTGTTTGATTTTTTTGATTGTGCGAATTGCTTTAAACATATTATTCTCCTTTTTTCTTTATTCTCCGACTTTCCAAATTCGGCAACGGGATTCCACTCCAGAAGAAGTCTTGTCTTGAAATTCCCAGTCATTGCCATAAGTTCCTGCAGCTTCATATGACGCTGACTTCAAATAAGCAATAGCTTCTTCTTTGGTCTCGAAAGCAGTAGCCGAATAATCTTGCTTGCCAATTGGCAAAAAGTCACGTCCAATCATACTGAAATCCTCGTTTCCAGTTTCAGTATTCTTGACATAGATCGATATAATGTACATCTACATTCCTCCTTGTAGTCTAGCCTTGATATCAAAGTTTTCTTTATACTTGTAAGCAGCAAGCTCCTGCTTCAAATCGTAGTTTTCCTGCTCGAAAGCAAAGCGACGTTTGCGCTCTTCAAGAAGGTCGTTGCTAGTCTCGATTGCAACCTCTCTCCAGTCAAGGTTCACTTCCTTGATGATTCCCTCAAGACTGAGTTTTAATTTAGTAAGTAATTTCATTAAGCTACCTCTTCCTCTTTGTCGAGCATTTCGTTTGCAATTCCGTTCCAAATATCATAGAAACGATGATTTTTTGGGATGATAATTGGTTCATCTGGTTCTAATTTTCGACCGTAAGCATATACTGTGACTTTCATTTTGACCCCTTTCGTGGTATAATTTCCTTGAATAATTTTGTTGAGCGCCTGATTGTCGTCAGGTGCTTTTTTTGTTATTTGATTTCATCTAATGCGTACAATCGTTCAATGGTTGTACGTTTTTTCCATAAACAAAAGCTCATTCCAAAAATGTTGATTTGGATCCATGCTTCAGCGTAATCTTTCCCATCACTTGCATAATGAGTTATATAATGACGTATCATATTTACTCCTTTCAATTAGAAATTTGAAATTTCTCTTTTTTATTTATTAAGAGAAGTAGGACTTGTTGTTAGTTAATATTTATTGTTATTTAATACTTGTTGTTAGTTAGTATTTATTAGTGCCTAAATTTTCTGATTTGTAAAATACAGATTTGTAAAATACAGATTTGTAAAAATCGGAAATGTAAATTCTAACCTGTGGATAACTTAGATATACTTTCATTCAATCTCTGTTTCATGATTTCAAATTGAAAATCGGATATTTTTACATCTGAGAAAAATCTGAAAACACGAACTCCTTTACCACGTCCCATGCCTTTTTTAACAATTCGTAGGTAGCTATTTTTTTCTAATATTTTGAAGTAGCTATCAACTGTGTCTCGACTAACACCTTTTCGTTTAGCTATTTCATCCGGATAGACTTGCCAGTTGGGGTGATTGGCCAAAATAACCATCATGATGCCAACCGCTGTAAAATCCAGCGCAGGATCGTTGATAAAACTATTACTAACAGCTGTGTAGTCATCAGTTGGATTCCTGAAATATAAACTGGCAATCCAAATCTTTAAAGTTTGTCATACAGTCTCCTTTCTCTTCATTTATTTTCAATCACTTTCTCTCCTTCCTAGGCTGTTTGTTCCATTTCGGGAACGTTTTCGCTAAAAAAAATAGTGATTTTTTCCATTGGCAGTCCGAAAATCTTTGTAATTTTTGCAAGTTCGTCAGCACCAATAGAAACTAAGCCGTTTTCACGTTTAGCATATGGTGTACGTGATTTCCAACCCATCTTGTGAGCTACTTCATCTTGTGTCATGCCACTAGCAATCCGTTCAGCTTTTAATCGTTTCAGATTAACTGTCATAACGTGTTCTCCTTTTAGTATTATTCGTTCCCGATGTGGAACAATTTCATTATAACTCTATCCGTTCCATTTTGTCAACTGTTTTTTCAAAAAAATTAACAAAAAATGTTTTTTTGTGTTTCTCTTGTATTTATTCGGGAACGGTGGTATAATTAACTTATCAAATAAAAGGAACTAAGAAACATGAGAACTAATGAAGAAATCATTTCTTTAATCCAGGAAGAAGCAAAAAAGAAAGGGATGTCTATGAGTGAGTTAGCTAGACGTGTTGGAATAGCTAAATCAACAATGTCTAGGTATTTCAATAAGACTAGAGAATTCCCGCTCAATAAAGCTGATGATTTTGCTAGAATCTTCAATATTACTCCAGAATTTCTTTTAGGGATTCAAAAAGAGAATAAAGAAAGACCCGAAATCCTAACCATCTACAACCAACTAGAAGAACCTAGACAAGAGAAAGTCCTCGACTTTGCCAATGCTCAACTTGATGAGCAGGAGAGCTCTAAGGTTGCTTCTATCTTCGAGAAGGTAAGCAATGAAGATTATATCATTGACTACGTTGAGGGACTGGTTGCTGCAGGTCATGGAACATTTCAGGAAGATAACCTACACATGGAAGTTAAGCTCAGAGCCAATGACGTCCCTAACGAGTATGACACTATTGCTAAGGTAGCAGGTGACTCAATGGAGCCACTTATAGAAGATAACGATCTATTATTTATCAGAGTAGCTAGTCAAATTGATGTCAACTCAATCGGCATCTTCCAGATAAACGGCAAGAACTTTGTTAAAAAGCTAAAAAGAGACTATGACGGTTCCTGGTACTTGCAAAGTTTAAATAGTGGGTACGAAGAAATCCATCTAACAGAAAATGACGACATTCGAACAATCGGGGAAGTCGTAGATATTTATAAGGTTTAAAAATTTAGCGGAATTAAGAAAGGGATATAAAATAATGGCTAAAATCGTTAAAGTAACTGGAACAGAAGTTACTATCGCACATAATGAAGAATACATCAAAGTAAATCCATCTGAATTAAACTTTGTTCCGCAAATAGGGGATGAGGTCGAAATCCACAAAGTTGACGATGAAATAATCGTTATTAAAACAGAACAGAAGAAAGATGATAAAATCAACATCAATATCGTCAACGAAAATAACGCTGTTCAAAATCAGTCGCAAGTGGTAAATACACAAACAACTGCAGTAGGTCTACATTATGTAAATAAATGGGTGTATGTGTTATTGGCTATATTCTTTGGCGGATTTGGTGCTCACCATTTTTACGCTGGATATAATGGCAAAGGGTTCTTTTACCTGATATTGCTTGTAACTGGCATTTCCGTTATTCTTGGCATGATTCAAGGGTTTTTAGCTCTATTCAAGACACCTGACGCAAATGGTAAAATCATTGTTTAGTTCAATCTAATCTAACAAAAAAGCCCCACGCTCTCAAAGTTTGGCGACTCTGAGCGTGAGGCTGGTAATTACAAGAAAGGATTTTCATGGAGATAACCTCGCATGATGTCTTTTCTTGTACCTATTTTATCAAAAAAGGGGTACAAATTCAATGAAAACAACGAATAAGGTGGCAATATATGTCAGGGTTTCAACTTCTTATCAAGCTGAAGAAGGTTACTCAATCGATGAGCAGAAAGACAAGTTGGAAGCCTACTGCAAAATCAAAGACTGGAAAATCTACGATGTCTATGTTGATGGTGGATTTTCTGGTTCAAACACAAAAAGACCTGAACTAGAGCGCTTGATAAACGATGCAAAAAGAAAAAGATTTGATATTGTGCTAGTTTACAAGTTAGATCGCTTGAGCCGTAGCCAAAAAGACACGCTTTTTTTAATCGAAGATGTATTTTTGAAAAATGACGTTGCTTTTATCAGCTTGCAAGAAAACTTTGACACTTCCACTCCTTTTGGCAAAGCTTCGATTGGTATGCTTTCAGTATTCGCCCAGCTTGAGCGTGAACAGATAAAAGAAAGAATGATTTTAGGTAAAGAAGGACGAGCCAAAAAAGGAAAAACGATGGCATGGACGACAATCCCTTTTGGGTACGACTATTCAAAAGAAACGGGCATTTTATCCGTCAATCCAACTCAAGCGCTTATTGTCAAGCGGATATACGAGGAATACTTAAACGGTAAGTCAGTTGTTAAAATCATTAGAGACCTAAACGCTGAAGGCCACGTTGGAAGAAAACGACCTTGGGGCGAGACTATCACAAAGTATTTACTCAAAAATGAAACATATCTTGGTATCGTAAAATATAGAGGGCAGAAATACGAGGGGCAGCATGAACCGATTATCTCTCAAGAATTATTTGACCTTGTGCAGTTAGAACTTAAAAAAAGGCAGATAGATGCCCTGAAAAGAAACAACAATCCAAGGCCATTCCAGGCAAAATATATGCTCTCTGGTTTGCTAAAATGCGGATATTGTGGCGGTTCGCTAGGTCTATACGTTACTTCAAAAAATCGAAAAGGGAAAGCCTATCAACGCTATCAATGCAGACATAGGTTTGATAAAGACAAGTCAAAAAGATGTAACTCAAAATGGTATGATAAACAAGAGCTGGAAGAGAAGGTTATTGAAAGATTATCAAAAATAAAACTCGAACCGAAGTATCGCAAAGAAACGCTTGCTAAAAATGATGAAACAATGAAAGTTGAAGAAATAAAAGAACAACTAAAAAAACTAAATAACAGACTTGAAAAACTGACTGAATTATACTTGGACGAGATCATCACACGAAAAGAACTCAATGCAAAAAACGAAAAGCTAAAAATCGAAAAAGCGTTTTTGGAAGAACAACTTAAAAGCAAAAAGAAAAACACAATCAATTTACGACAACGAAAACTTGCTAGACTTTTAAAGGATTTTAACCCCGAAAAATTGAGTTATGAAGATGCTTCAAAAATTGTAAAATCTGTCGTAAATGAAATTGTTGTAACCAAAGAAGAAATGACGATAACGCTAGACTTTTAA